CCAGAACGCGCACCGTCGCAGTTCAGGGGTTTTCAGGGTTTGCAAGATAAACTAAAAACAAGGGGGAAACATGATCAACGAAAGCCTAAAAAATTTGGCCACGCCGATTGACGATTTACACACACTGCCCGGCAACCCACGCAGGGGCGACATCGCAGCCGTTGCCCGATCGCTTGAGCGCTTTGGCCAGCGCAAGCCGATTGTTGCCAAACACAGCGACGGAACCATCATCGCCGGCAACCACACATGGCAAGCAGCGAAGCAGCTCGGCTGGAGTGAGATCGCCGTTGTTTGGACAGACGACGATGACAACACAGCCCACGCATTCGCGCTCGCAGATAACAGAACCGCCGAACTTGGAACCTACGATGAAGACGCGCTTCGAGAGATGATCGCGCAGCTCGTCAATGTCGATCCAGAATTAGTAAGCGACGCCGGCTACAGCCAAGAAGCGATTGCAGAGATTCTCAAGATTCCGGTGCAAGAGATTCCAATGGCTGGCGACTTAGATGCAGCACCAGCGAAGTCAAGAACAGCGCACAGCATTGAAGGCGACACATGGATCCTCGGGCCGCACCGCCTCGTTGTTGGAGATTCAACAAACGCAGAAATTCTAAACAAGGCACTTGGCGGCAAACTTGCAGATTGTATCTTTACCGATCCGCCATACAACGTCGCATACACCGGCGGAACAAATGAAAGCCTAACAATTCAGAACGACTCGATGAGTGACTTAGAATTTGAATCGTTTCTTCTTGCAACTTACGGAGCAATGTATGCAAACGCGAAAGACGGCTGCCCAATTTATGTCTGCCACGCAGATGGAAGCAGCGTCACATTCAGATCAGCATTCAAGACTTCCGGATTTATGCTCAAGCAAATTCTTATCTGGGTGAAAGACAACTTCACATTGAGCCGCCAGGATTACAACTGGCAACATGAACCAATCATCTACGGATGGAAACCAGGAGCAGCACATCCCTGGTTCGGCCCATTTAACGACTCAACCGTTCTCGATTTTGCAACGAAAGACTTGGACACATTGAGCAAGACAGAACTCGTAAAGATAATCGAGACAGCAACAGAGTCATCGACAATCATCCGCGAGCCACGTCCACGCAGAAATTCAGAACACCCGACCATGAAGCCCATCAATTTAATTACTCGAATATTGAGCAACTCGGCGAATCGTGATTCGGTTGTTCTGGATCCATTTGGCGGATCAGGATCCACTCTGGTCGCAGCTCACACACTCGGAATGACGGCAGCACTTGTCGAATTAGATCCGATATACGCAGACGTTATATGCAAGCGCTGGCAAGAACTCACTGGAATTCTTCCAATCAATGAACTCACCGGCAAACCTTACGATTTCATAGGAAGCGACAATGCCTAATCCCCCTAAGCCAATCGAGCAGAAGCGCAAACTTGGTAACCCAGGAAAGCGACCACTTCCAGAGAAGGCAAACCTGATCGCGTTACCAATGGCGAAAGAAACACCAGAACCACTTCGACCACTTGGATCAGAAGGACAAAATATGTGGGAGAGAATCTGGCAAGCAGGACGCGCATGGATTTCTCCAACCACAGACATCGAACACGTGATGATTCTCTGCGAAACAATGGATGAACGCGTTCAACTTCGAGCGATAGTTTTCAGAGGTGGAGAATGGCGCGACCGCGTAGCACTTCGTCACCTTGATCATCAAATAACTGCAATGCTTTCCTTGATCGCATTTAACCCGGTCGAGCGTTCACGTCTTGGACTTGCAGAAGTGCAGGCACAGACACGCATTCAGGAATTGATGACGCGATCACGTGGCTAAGAAAAAAATCCAATCATGGCCGCCGCGTTGGATTACGCCGGTGGCCATTGCAGATCGTAAACGCGGCGACGGTTCACTTTATGCAGAATTCGCTGAAGCGGTTTGCAGAGTAACGAAAGATTCTGTCGCAGCACCAGCCGGAGAACTTTTACATCTTCGCGATTGGCAGAAGGAACTTCTCAACCACGCACTAGCACGCAGGCCAGATGGCAGGATGAAACACAGAGTCGCCCTGATCGGAATGGCACGCAAGAACGGAAAGTCGGCGCTCGCAGCTTCGATGGGATTATCGGCTCTCACACTTGGCGGCAACGGTTCCGAAATTTATTCATGCGCAGCAGATCGAGATCAGGCTCGCATCGTATTTGGAACAGCAAAGCGCATGGTTGAACTCGACCCGGAACTTTCCTCGATGTTTACCCTTTACCGCGACGTAATCGAATACAAAGATAAAGGATCCGTTTACCGCGCACTTTCAGCAGAGGCATACACGAAAGAAGGACTCAACCCTTCACCGATCGTAATCTTTGACGAAGTCCATGCGCAGCCAAACCGCGAACTTTGGGATGTTATGTCGCTTGCAGGCGGCGCACGATCCGATTCACTTCTCCTCGGCATAACGACAGCAGGAGTAAAGACGCAAGCAAACGGCCAGGACAGTCTCGCCTATTCGTTATATCAATACGGGCAGAAGATCGTAAAGGGCGAACTTGTAGATCCGTCTTTCTTCTTTGCCTGGTGGGAACCAAAGAACCCAGAAGCAGATCACAGAGACAAGCAGCTCTGGATTGAATCAAACCCAGGCTTCGCAGATATCGTGGATGCCGAAGATTTCGAGAGCGCAGTCTTGAGAACGCCAGAAGCAGAATTTAGAACGAAGAGAACAAACTGCTTCGTATCAACAGCAACCGCCTGGCTTCCAACCGGATCATGGGAAGCCTTGATCGACACAGAGAGAACGCCAGAACCAGGCGAAGATGTAATTCTTGCATTTGATGGAGCGTTCTCAAATGACAGCACCGCGCTAATTGCCTGGCTGCTTGGCGGAGATAAACCGCATCTCATGGTTGTAGGAATCTGGGAAAGACCAGACGATGCAGAACAGGGATGGCACGTGCCAGTCGCTGAAGTAGAGCAGACCATTATCGACACATTTAGAAATAGCAACTTCCAAACCAAAGAGATCGTCTTCGATCCGGCGCGATGGCAGCGCACATTTATGGTTCTAGATGAACAAGGAATGCCAGTCGTTTCTTATCCAAACAGCGCAGAGCGAATGGTTCCAGCAACACAAAAATTCTACGAAGCCGTAGTGAATCAAAGCTTCACTCACGATGGCGATGAAAGAATGGCAAGGCACATAACAAACTGCGTCACGAAGCAATCATCTCGGGGCGTTATGGTTGCGAAGGCAAGCTCGAAGCGGAAAGTCGATGCGGCCGTAGCAGCAATCTTCGGATATGACAGAGCAACGCAACCAGCAGAACCAAAGCCACCAGTGGCTCGATTCTTCTCGGTTCAACTTTAGGAGAGCAATGAAAAAAATAGATTTCGCACTCGTAGCAGAAGTGACTGGCGTAGCATTGGCGACGATAGGAATTGGAATGCTTTCCCTTCCGATTGCATTAATTGTTCTAGGAACATTTCTAGTATGGATAACAGAAAAGGCTAACTGATGAGTCTATCGAAGCGAATCAAAGCAGCAGAGCAGAAGCGCACAAACAATAGCCAATGGGTCGAACCACTTATCCCTGGCCGCCCTGCTTACATGGCCCCGTCTGGAATCGATGTAAATGCAGACTCTGCAATTCGCATGTCCACAGTTTATGCCTGCGTAAGATTGCTCGGCGATACAATTTCCTCGTTGCCACTTGCAGCATACGTCCGACGCGGCAGAAACAGAATCTCATATGCCAGCGTTTACGGATCGCAACCAGCTTGGATCAACAAACCAAATCCAGAAGCATCGCGCCTAGAGTTTTATGAGCAGATAATCGCTTCACTTAATATTCATGGCAATGCATTCATCCTCACCGTTCGTGATGACATGGACGAAGTCCAAGAAGTTTATTGCGTACATCCGGACGACGTTCGCATTGAACGCCCACGTCCAGGAGAGCCAATCATCTACAAGATGAGAGATGAAGATGGAATCTACTCGCGCATTTTAACGTCACGCGAAATGAAACACATTCCACTTTTCAGACTTCCCGGTTCGCTTTACGGCCTCGGCCCAATTGCAGCAGCTCGACTCACGATCGGCGCAGCGATGGCAGCAGACACATACGCAGCCGCATACTTTGGCAACGCAGCAAATCCAGGCGGCGTCATTGAAGTGCCGGGTGAATTAACAGAAGAGCAGGCAGGCGACATCGGCCGCGATTGGAACATCACTCACACAGGGCCGTATCGCGCAGGCAAAATCGGAATCCTTTCAGGCGGCGCACAATTTAGACCGCTAACACTTAACGCAGCAGACGCGCAGCTCTTAGAAGCAAGAAGATTCAACGTTGAAGACATCGCAAGATTATTCCGAGTACCGATCAGCCTACTAGGACACCCAGTAGCAGGAGCGATGTCATTTGCAAGTGTTGAAGCGCAGAACCTTTCATTCGTGCAGCATTCACTTCGCCCATTATTGGAACGAATTGAACAATCAATGTCTGAATTACTTCCAGAGCCTGACGGCTTCATCAAATTTAATCTTGATGCATTGCTTCGTGGAAC